AGCTTGCCCATCATCAAACCGTTGAGCATCAGCTTCGGGCGCGTGACCTTCGTCACCATGCCCGTTCCGGCCAGCGTCGCCGCCACTGTTTCGGCCGACTTGAGCGGAAACGTAAACGTGATCGTCTCGGGGGTCGACGTGACGCCAGGCTGCGACGCGGCCGACTGATCGAAGTAGTAATCGATCGTCGCCTCGCCTTCGTCCGTGACGTCGCCGGGGATGAACGTCTTCTTGGACGCCGACAGCGGCGTGTCTTCGACGGGCTCTTTCGACACCTCGCCAAGATCGATCTCCTTGATCGCGAGCGACCACGAGCTCGATCCGAACGCCGCCGTCGCGCCCTTGCCAGTCTGAGCCATCTCTACTGCTCCTTAGGTTTCGTCGATCGCGTGAAAGATCACGAATCGCTGCCGACCGATGTACTGCCAGGCGTCGTCGGCTTCTTGCGGCGCCTGCACCAAATCTTCTCGCCCCTGCTCTGACGTCACGGAGTCGATCCACAGCCCGCCGCTGACGCTCGGCACGATCTTCTCGGCCTGGATGTCGAGCAGCTTGCCCCGAATCAGCTTCGAGACCGACACGGCCTCGCCGCGCGTCGCCGCGCGAACGTCAAGCAGGATTGTGGTCTGGACCGTACCGACGGTCCGTCCAGATAGTACGGGGAATTCTGTCGTCGATTCCACTGTGAGCATCGCGTGCGGTTCGCCGGCGGTCGCATCCTGCGGGGCAACGTCTGCGTAGATGCGGCAGTCGTCGTCGGCCCCGAGCTCATCCCCTACGTCGTCGTCCGACTGCAGGTATGCCATCAACGCTTCGCCGATCGTCAGCATCACTTGGCCTCCGTTGAGGCGCAGAGGCGGCGAATGGCGGCGCGGAACGAATTCTCAAACGCATCCCGCTGGGCTTGCTCGGTTTCCTTTGCGGCCGGCTCCATGAACGGCCGGCCCTCGACGCGCCCGACGACGCGACCGGTGATCGGCTTGCGTCCGCCGCGTTTCACCCAGCCGCGCATCGCTCGCTGCTGGCGGAGCGTCAGGCGGCCTAGGGCGGCATCCTTCATGTTTCGTTCTTCCCACAGCCGCGCCACTCGTCCGCCGACTGCCATGCGGTGGCCGCGCTCGACGAGGTGACCGTGAGCGCCGGCGGGGGCCAGCGGGCCGATCACCGCCACCTTGGCGCCGGTGTATTCGCGAAAGACCCAGCCGATCGTGTCGCGCAGAGCCTTCTTGCCGGGCTTATCGTGCTTGTAGCCCGGCGGCGGACAGAGCTGCTTCGCACGCGTCACGACGATTCGAGTGGCGGCCCCCATGGCGGTGCGGAGGCACTGATTGCCCAGCCATTCACCCTGCAAGGCGGTCAGGATAGCGTCGGCGTCGCCAATGCGATGCGCCTCGATCGTGATCGAATTGCCGGCCATTACACGCCCTCCTTGCAGTCGATCGCCAGCAGCTTGCCGCGGTTCTCAGTGTCACGCACGGCGACGATCCCCAGCACTCGCGTGCCCCAGACGATCTCGTGCTGGGCAGTGATTCCGGAGCGAGCGCGAATGAAGATCCGGTGCGTTGCCACGCCGCGGACTTGCTCGTTATCAACGAACTCCACGCCCGACAGGCTGATCACGTTCGCCGGGACGCGCGATGCAAGCACCGTCGGCGTGCCGTCGACAGGCTGCCCATGAGCGTCGCGAGTCCGCACGGGCAGGCGAATGGTGATGCGATGGCGGAACTTTCCGGCTTGCACTTGCGGCATGCTAGAGGCTCCACCGGTAGAACTCAGCGCCGTACTGCAGCTGCTCGATCAAGTGCTCGACGCCGCGCGGGATCTGATAGGACTGCTCGCTGGCCGTGTCCTCTCGAGCTTCCTGGCGATGGCCAAGCAGCAGCGCGACGGCCTGCCGAGCTGTCGCGAACAGTTGCCAGTTGTGCGTGATCCACAGCGAGTCCCCCAGCGCCCCGATCGACGTGATGGCGGAGCCGCCGGAGCTGGTGGACAGCTGGAAAGTGGCCTGCGCGCCAGACGCAGAGGCCCCGATGACGAAATAGGGCTTGCCTGCCTCTAGGTTCGTCGGCGTGTCGCCGGCCGACCACAACATGACTTCGTCGCCCGTCGCGAGCGGCCTGCCAGTGGTCGTGAATACGTCGTCGTCGATCTGCGTGATCGGCAGGGCCATCCCGGCCCAGTAGTCGATCCGAATGGAGTCGGCAATCTCGCGAGCGGCCGGCCAATACAGGCCATAGGCCGGCTCAATGGTCCCTGGCTCGTCGTTCAGGGCGGCGACGTAGCGAGATGCTGAGAGCGCTTGCCGCGTGCCGTCTCCGTCGAGGTAGGTGATTGCATCGACGGCGGCAAGCGGGGCCCGCGGCAGTGCGATCTCGTTCTCGTCGTCCTCGAACTCCGGCCACTCGCGCAGCGTGTATCGCCACTTCGCATCGACGATTTGCCGAGCGCTAAGCCGCTCGACTTCCGCTGTCGCGGTGCGGAGATAACGCAGGATCTCGCCGTCGTCGGCTGAATGGTCGACCCGCAGCTGTGCGCGGGCCTCGGACAGCGTCAGAGGGTACACGGCAGGGGCGAAAAGTTGACGCAGCCCCATGTTGTGAACCCTCTGAAAAGAATCTCCTGCGATCTATCCAAACAATTTGGATAGTTGCGACTAGGCCGTGCCTGCGATCGGCGCCACGTTCAGCTCGCCGGTCGTCGTCGCCGGCTGCGTCACGGGCAGTTCGCGGGCCTGGTGCTGAATCGCGACGATCGAGTCGATGACGGCATTGGCAGTTCCTCGGTCGACGACGCAGCGGACGTACCGCTTTTCGGGGCGAACGACCTCGGCCACAAAGACCTGATTGTCGTCGTCGTCCGCGACGGTGATCGACGTGCCGGCGACGTCTTCGAACGTCGAGTTGTCGCTCGACTGCTGGATCTTCACGGACGTCACGGCCGTGCTGGTGATCGTGCCGAACTCGACGATGAACGCCACGGCGTCGAAGCCGGACATGTCAACGGACGTGGCCTCGACATCGGTCGTGCCGGCAGCGACGGCATTGCTGACCCGCGTGATTTTCGAATCCTTGACGAGCGACTTCATGGGAACCTCGCGTGAGTTGTGGTTGGTGCGTCAGCGGCTGTCTGGCGTCTATTCTTCGTCGGACTTCGCGGGCTTGGCCTTGGGCTTGTCCGCCTTGTCGAGGATCTCGACTTGGTCCACCTTCGCGTAGGCCGCCGCCGTGGCGTCGTCCATCTCGACTTCTTGGCCCGGCTTGTAGCCGCGACCCTGCCAGTTCGCGTTGGCGATGAATTTGACCTTGGGCATGTGGTCCTCGGAGATTGCTATCAGGGATGGCGGCCGGCAATGCCGGCCGCGTCACGACACAGCGTCTACTACGACGCGGCCATCTTGAGGTACTTGAACGGATTCGTGCCCGCGTTAATCGCGTTGCCGTCCTGCCGGACGATCAAGATGAACGCGACCATGTTCTTGTTCGCGTACTTCTCGACCACGCGGGTCAGCGTCACCTGCCGCACGCGGCGAATCTTGTACCGCGAGAAGTCGCCGAACACTGCGACCTTGTTCGAAGCAGCCAGGGCCGAGTCCATGAACTGGTTCGGGACGACCTGGAAGCCTCGGATGCGGTCCGGCGTGCCGGTTTGCAGGCCAGACTGCCAGATGTAGTTGTTCTGACCGTCCTTGAGCAGCGACGCCTCAAGGATGATCGAGTCGTGCATCATGAACGCACTGCGCTGCGGGTCGCGGTAGTCCGGGTCCACCGAGTGCAGAAGGCGGAGTAGGTCGTCGCCCGTGATCGCGGTCGCCGAAGCGGCCGTGCGCCCCAGGCCGGCGATGTTCATGATGCCATTCGGCTGCGAGTTGCCGGTACCCGTGGTGAACAGCTGGGCGCCCTTGCGACCGATGCGCATGGGCAGCATGTTGGTAAGCTCGGACTCGAGGGCGACGCCGGCGTCCTGCAGAAGCGGGCGCGGAACCAACAACTCACCGGAGCTGAACTCGTACGCGTTCCAGCGAGTCAGCTTGAACGTTGGATCTTTGGTCGACGTCGTTTCACGGGCCTCACCCAAAAGCTCGCCAGAATTGGACGTGTCGTCCACGCTGGGCCAGGCCATCTCTTCACCGGTTTCCGTGACCATCACATCGGCGAGTCGCTCAATCCCGTTGTAGGCCAGCAGGTTGACTTCGAGCTGGCGAACGAACGTTGAGGGAATGGCGTACGCGCCGGACGGTCCGTTGTGGGCCGACAGCGCTCGCGACTCGCGGCCCATGCCATGCGATTCGATCATTTCCGCGATTCGGTCGTGCCGGCAGTGGCGGACCAGCCGCTGCATCGAGCGGTAGTCGCCAGTCGGCGAGATGTCGAACGTGATCGAGGGAGATGCGGGATTGAATCGCAACTCGCGGCATGCTGCCGATCGCTCCTCGCTGTCGCACAGGCCATGCGAGGCCCACGCCTCAAACGCCAGCGACCGCAAGCGAGCAGCGCGGAGGCTTCGTCCGCCTTCGTCCGAGTGGCGAGAGTCGCCTCGCCGCTCCTGGTCGTGGTTCATGTTGCCGCTCGGTCGGCCCGCACCACCGTCGCCAGCGCTGCGGCGGTTGATTTCCTCGGACTCGGCCAGCAGATCGGCGGCGTCCTGCTCGTCCTGCAGCTCCTTGCGGAGCGATTCGCGGCGCGACATCACGTCGCGGAACCGCTTGCGCTTCTCGGCCCCGCCCCAGGCGTCGTCGCCGGTCTTGCCTTCGCTCTTGAGCTTGTCGTGCTCGGAGCGAATCTGGAGCACTTCGTTGTCGAGCTTCTGGGCCTCTTCGCGTAATTCCTGGAGACTGGGCATGTTGGCGCCTCACGAGCGGGAAAGTTGGTGTCATTTGTCCATGACGGCTCGCGAGATCGACGACTGGGCGTCGGTGCGCCACAAGGCGACTGGGCGTCTTGCGGGCGAGCGTTGAATCAGATGCCGAACATACCCACGAGCGAGGAGCGGTCCATTTTATCAGCGTCGAAATTTGCGGCTTCAACGGCGGAGCACAGGCCGGACCACACATCAGACTCCGACACGGCGCGAAGTCCAGCGCACGCGGCGACGTTGAGGGCAGGGACGATGATCTTCGCCACTGCCTCTCGCTGGGCCTGCATGACCGCGCCGCGCTCGCTCGCGGCCGCCTTGCCGACATGCACGGCGAGCCGCGTTGCCGCGCGGGACAGCGTGCCGTCGATCAATTCCCGCCACGCGGCGCGGGCTGCGGGGGACGGTTCGGTCGCGGGCGGTGTCGGCGCTGCCGGCAGCTTGGCTTTTGCGCCCTGCCCATCTGGAAGCGGGTTCATTTCGAACCACCCACGCACCTCGTCGGGGGTGTAGATCCCTGCATTGACGCCTGCGACGCCGATCTCATTGACCGTCTTGGCGTCCGCCCACAGCAGTGCCGCCACCTTGTGCCGCACGTACAAGTCTCCCTGCTTCCGCTCCGAAGGCGTCAGCAGCTTGACCTGGCACTGCGTCGCGCACGGGATCAGAAGCTCGGTGAGGCTCGTGTCGTAATAATTCCGCCGGTCGGCTTCCTGCGAGTTGTACGAGACGGATTCTCGCACGCCGAGGCGAGAGGGAGGCATGTTCAGGAAGCGAGCCACCTGGCGGGCGGTTTGTTCGTCGAGAGCCGAGGCATCCGACTGCTGCAGCGTCGCCATGGTCGTGTGAAACTTCACGCCGTCGCGCAGTACCGCCACCTTGAACGCCTTGTCGCTGCCGCCGTGCTTTTCGTCGAAGGTCTTCTCGATCTTTGCAATCTTCTCCGGGGCGGTTCCTGGGGGGACCTGCAGCACGCCGCCTAGGCTGGCGTTGTTTTTGAAGAACTTGGCCTGGAAATTCCTTCTCGCCAGCGCCTCGCCGATCTGGTCCTTGGCGGCCTGCACAAGATCCCTGCCGCCGGACTCGTCCCAGGCCATGCCCTCAATGTGGATGATGTCCTCATAGGGAATCGATTGCAGGTCGGACTGGCCATCGGGCGTGCTGAACTCGGTCACCACGTACTTGCGACCGTTTTTTCCGCGCTTCGGCTCCGTGCGGTCAGGCAGCAGGTTGTAGAGGGCGACAGGCGTTGCGCCTTTCCGCTCCACCCAGACGTATCCGTTGCCCCACATGATCGCGTGCACAAACGCCCGGCGCCACAACTGGTAGGCAGTCAGCTCGTCATTGGCCATGTCGTACAGGCCAATGAGCCGCGACGCGGGATGGGCGGATAACTGCTCAGATCCGGCGTCCGGCAGCTTGTGGAAAACGCACAGCGGGATGCGGGCTGCGTCGTGGCTCTTGGCGGCGACGCCCTGCCAGAATGCGGCGAGCGTCAAAGACTTCGCCTTGGTGACCGTAACGCCGCTGGCGGATTCGCCATCCGCTCCAAAATACTCGCGCCACGCAGACACGTCCTGCATGTTGAACTCGATCGACTCAGGCGAAGATCGTCGCTCGCTCGACGGCTCGAACAGGCCCGCGACGAATGTGTTTTGAAACTGCATGCCGGAGTCTCCTTACAGGTATTCGACGTCGCCATCCCAGTCGCTTGCCGTGCCGGTGGACGAGAGCGCGCCGGATAGGGCCATGATCGTAGCCTGAACGCCGTCTATGGTCCGATGGTCGCCGCGTTTTGGCCGTACTGGGCGGATGTTCTCGTTGTTGTCGCTCTTGATCGAAACGTGACCCATCTGCCACGTCAGAATCGGATTGCCCTGGTGGCGAATGCGCCGCGTCTTGATGAGTCGCTCGAACAGCTTCGACGGTAGGGTGTAGTGCATGATCGTCTGCGGAAACTCCGCCCGTGGGATGCCGTGCTTGAGCTCAAGGTCCTGCGTCAACTTGGCAGCGTAGGCGCGGTCGTAGCGCAGCTCCTGAATCTGGTAGCGCTCAGCAAACTCGGCGATATCGTCCTCGATCCTCGTGAAGTCAACTTCATTGCCGTCGGTCAGCGTAATCCAGCCCTTCTCGGCCCAGTGAATGTACGGCACACGGTCCCGGAGTCGCTTGGCTGTCTCCTCTGGCAGCCAATACTTGATCAGCAGCCGATATAGCGGCTCCTCGTCGGGCTCCGGCTCGTCAGGAAACACCGCCGCAAAGGCAGACAAGTCGCTCACGATGGCAAGGTCGAGTGCAGCCCAGCACGACTTTCCAAGCAAATCGTCGGCGGAAAACTCCTCGTAGCAGTCAATGCGGCGGGGTTTTTTGGCCATGCTCAAGCCGCCTGT